GGCAAACTTGCCTCGCTGCGTCCATTGTAAAGTTTTTGCCTTTTGTTTTGTTTCTGTTTGGTGCCGCCACCTTCCTGCTGTTGCGCTTCGTCAAGTGGCTGTTTGGAATTTGGTGGTGGTTCGCGTCATGGCTCCCTTGGATTTTGTGGGGTGCGTTGTGCCTCATTGTGGCCCCACGGCAAATCTATGATGCCATGCGCGATTTGTGGAACGGCCTTGGACGTGCCGCCACTGTGTTGATGGTGGCCGCACGCGAGGGGCTGGTCCTTGTTGTCTTCGCACTGTTTGTTGACGCTCTAAACCTCTCCTACTTCCTTCAAGTCGGTGTGTGGCCCTCAATCAACAGGCATTTCCGGCTCGCCCAGCGCCGGAAAAGTCTGCGCACACGCGTCACCCGGCGTATGTTCTTCCAGAACACTAAGTTGGTGGTCACAAAGATTTCAAAAGTGCGTTTGCACGACCTTGTTTCTCGTGCGTACCATGCGCCTTCTGCCTCCGCGATCCAGCATGGCATTGATATCATGAAGGACCTCGGCTGGCCGATGAATGATAAGGTGTATGTTTCTGGCGACCCCATGGCCTTTGGCCGAACCAAGGCTGCGTCTGGGGTGGTACGAGGTCAAACTTTCGGCATGCAACTTCTTGACGACCTTCGGAAAAAGTATGATGTCGCGACTTATGTTTTCACTGGCACCTATTCCACCGTGGAAAATGAATATCGGTCTATCAGCCGTTATTTCCACGGCGAGAACAAGGAGTGGAATCCGTTGCCGCTTCTACAGGACATGTGGTTCCTCGTCGCCCCGTTGTACGAGAATGCCTTTCTCACGCCCACCCGGGTCGTGATAAATAAGTTCGTAAAGAAGTACGCTCTCGGCTTCGGCATGGTTGACGGGGCGGGCCGCAAGGTGAAGCGCTCTGAGTTGATCAAGCAGGTCGGATATCGGAAATTTAGGCAAATGTGGGACCGTTTGGCCCAAAATTTTGCCGAAATTGTGCCTGTCACCCATGTTTCTGTCAAGCTCGAGTATTTGAAGCCCGCGAAGTTTTTGCTTGACAAGGTGCGTGCGATTTGTGGCGCGCCGTTGAGCCATTATGCGGCGTCACGCAACATCAGGTTCGAGCAAAACCATAGGTCAAAACCTGACACTGGCATTGTTGTTGGCATGCCCTTGACCGGTTTTTACTTTGGGAGGCTCGCCGCGAAGCATTTGATGATGGATGTGCATGAAGCTGGCGACTTTGCTGACTTCGACTCCACCTTGAACGCGAAGCTCAACCAGTTGGAAGCTGAACTAAGTAAAAG